CTGCGTTTTCAGATGTTCATGAAGAACCAGACGAAGGTGAAGGAGGATCCGGGCAAAGCCTTGGTTGAGGGTTACGGGCAACCGATTCAGAGCGGTTCCGACCTGTACAACGCAAAGATGGCTGGGCATATGATGAGGTTGATCAGCGTCATGATCTTGTGCTCGCGCGACAATGTGGTGTTCGACGTCGGAATGAGTCCAGTCGACTACGCGGATTTCCTGAGGATTAACGGCGACAAGTTCAACCCGGAACGATGCACAGGATACGACATCAAGGCTCAGGATACCAGCCACAATGCGACCACGAACGAGGTCTTGTGCATGTTCCTTAAGCACATTGGCTGTGATGCCGAGGACGTCGACATTTACCGGGCGATGAGACGCGAATCTGTGTACGGGAGTATGGGCGACGCAGGAATCAAGGGAGTGATCAAGGAGAATCTCGGTTCAGGAGACCCTTTCACGATCGGCTCCAATTGCGCTCAGGTTGGCATGGTCGCGATAGATCGCATCAAGGGAGTGGAGAACGTGTCCTACCTTAAGATCAAAGGGGACAACCTGGAGACGGATGGTGAGGAGATTGCCGGGAAGTATCGCAGCATGAGGTTCATCAAGCAGACGATAGAATATCGAAACATCTCTCACTTTGCTGGTTACATTACGGCAGGCCCTAACACGATGGTTGACCCGATCAAAAGGCTGATTCGATTCTTTGCGGCTGCAAAGCTGCCGCCGGGTGGACTCGTTGAGATGCATGACTCGATCAAGGATGCATTCACGCATGCACATGTGTCGACATATGATCAAAGCATCTTGACAGCATGTGTCACTTATTCGAAAATCTTCACCGAGGGCGGTATCAGGCAGGCGTTTGCAGAGTTCAACAGGCTGAAGAACTTTGGCTACATGATCAGCAAACTTGACCCGGAGGCCATCAGGACCCACTTCTGCGATTACGAGACGAAGTGCATCGAGAGGTGTCTTGCGTTCATGGGTTATGATATCCAACCGTGGGCTTTCTACGGTCGAAGACTGTACCGGTATCAGGAGTTGAAGAGGTTCGTCAAGGAGAGAGGCCTCGAGAGTAAGTTTCACTTTTACGATCGGGCCTTCAACATGCAGCAGCTGCAGCCAGCAAACGGCGTTCATGTGTTCACAAACCATGCAGTTGCTATTTCAAGTACTCCTGTAGACAGTGTTTCTTTCAATTTTCGATTCAACAAGTATGGTGAGCACAGTTTTCACAAGCGAAGTCGCGACTATCAATACCAGCAGCGGCGCCAAAACGGTGACCTTCTCGAAACTCGATTCAATGATCGAGCTTTTGATGTACAACACGTCCATCAACATAACGAAGGTGACCGTCACATTGACGTACCTGGACCAGTCAAAGGTCG